CAGGCGGGACACTGTCCTGATCTGTCAACCCTCCTGATACTTTGTCGAAGTCGAAAGCATCCATCCCGAAACCGGTCAGGTCTATCTCATAGTCCTGTTCCAGCAACCCCTTGATTTCCTGTTCCAGCCGGTCCTGATCCCACACCGCCAGCTCTCCCACGCGGTTGTCAGCTATTCGGTATGCCCGGATCTGCTCAGGCGACAATTTGTCCGCCACGACCACTGGGCACTGCTTCATTCCCAGCTGCAAGGCGGCCAGATACCTTGTATGACCAACAATGATGACGTTATCCTGATCAACCACAATCGGCTGTTGCCATCCAAATTCCTTTAATGACATGGCTACCTTATCCACTGCACCGTCATTTTTTCTTGGGTTGTTGGGATAGGGCAATATTTTTTCAATTTTTTGTTGCCGCACTTTCATGCTGTTGTCCTTTTTTTTAAATTCCTGCCGCCACCTTTGGTTCTTCCCCGGGCATCAAAAACGTGTCCCCGGTGATCACATCCCCCGGGTGATACACCCGCAGGTACCAGTGCACCTCATCATCGCCCATGAACAATTCCTTGATCCGGTTCCGGATGCCCCGGTTTTTCAGGCCCGGGTCGAACTCGATCTCCGCTTTGTCCGGGGTCGCCGTGATCCGGACCGGATACGTGCGCAGCAGGTCCCGCAACTCGCAGATGGGCGGCACATCCGCCGGCGGCAGGTACGTGTGATCGGCGGCCAGCTCCATGGTCACGGACGGGGGCAGCCCGGCCCGGACCCACGCCTTGATGTCCACGCCTTTTTCAAACGCCTCGCCCGGGTCCTTGCCCCGGGGCACCGGCCACCGCTTGGCCTGGGGGAACTGGTCCAGCCACCAGGCCGCGGCCCGCTCACCGGCCAGGTTGTCATCCCCCAGATCCAGGGCGATGAGCAGGCGCACCGCTTTTTGCAGGTGCCAGTACATCCCGGCCCCGGGCTTGGCCGATGCCGACCCCAGGGCGATGGACCCGGCCATGGACCCGGCCCGGCGGGCGATCAGCATCTCATCCAGGTCGGCCTCGACAATCACGAACACCCGGTGGTCCGGGTTGTGCCCGGCCAGATCCATGCCCGATCCCGGCACCACATAGTATTTGACGTCCCGGTCCGTTTTCAGGTCCTCGGCCGGCCGGCGGATCCGGATCCGGTACAGGTGCCCGGCCTTGTACGTCGGGATCACCAGGCCCCGGGGGATCCACAGCATCTTGTCCCGGCCGGTTTTCGGGTTGTGCATCCGGGGCAGGCCCCAGGCCACGCGGGGCCGGAACAGGCACGGCTTGCCCGCTTCCCCGTCGAACCAGCCCAGGCGGAACCCTTTGACCGCCTGGAAATCCAGGCCCCGGCCCGCCAGGTACCGCAGGGCGTCGTCATTGTGCAGCAGGGCCTGGTGGGCCGCATCCGCAAACGCCCCGGCCTTGATTTGCCAGGTTTCCACGGGCGGGTCATACGTCCGGGGCTCGAACCGGTCCGGCGCCTGGCCGGTGCCGCCCGTCACGGCCCGGTACGCCGCCGGCCGGTACCCGTCGAGCATCTGTTCCCGGCCGCACGCGGCAAACGCTTCTTTGTATCCCATGCCCGTGAACTCCACCAGAAACTGCACGTCATCCCCGGACCGGCCGCACCCGCGACACCAGAAAGACCCCCGCCCCCCTCTATCAGCCGGCCAAACGCGAAAACGGTCCGACCCTCCGCATCCGGGGCACGGGCCGGCCCACTCGCCGCCATTGGTCGTGGCCACCTTCTTGAGCACCACCCGCTCGCTGGCCAGCTGCACCATATCAGTCATGACCACCCCCTGCCGCCACATCACCCGGCCAGGCAGCATCATTTTCCCGGCACCAGGAAAATGATATCCCGAAAACCCGGGACCAGGTTTCCCGGTGGGAGGATTGGACGCATTGCGGAGGATCGTTTTTCAATCCTCCAGCGTTGCAACCCACCAGAAATAAAACAGATTTTAACCCCTTGGGAGGATCGGAACATTTTCCCCATAAAATTGAAAAAATAAAAAAAAGATAAAACATTCTGTATATAGGTAAAAAATCCTCCCAATCCTCCCATATGGCTGTCCCTGCACTGTTTTTCATAACAAAATCAACTCCTTATATGGTTGGGAGGATTGAAAAAACCGCCAAAAAATCGTTACACAACGCGTCCAATCCTCCCAGATTTCCCGAAACCCCCTGGGGCGGCCGGGCCGGATCCGGGTGCACGGCCATCAGAACGGCCCGTCCCCGGTGTCCGATTCCAGCAGCCCGATGCCGTGGTACCGGATACCGCCGGACTTGACCCGCTCGAACCGCTTGCCGATCCACTGCCCGAACCGTTTCTTCTTGGGAATCCGGTTGGACACGTTCTCTTTCCACCACTCCTCGAACCGGTCGTACAGGGCCGCGGCCGTGACCGCGTAATCCGGCCCGGTGATGCAGCACTCCTCGATGAAATCGCCCACGCTGTCTTCGTCGCGCTGGTACTCTTCCACCGCGGCCTTGACAATGGCCGGCGGGTCCAGCCCGATCTGCTGCCATTCCAGACAGCCGCGCACCATCCAGGCCAGGATGCCGGGCAGCTCCTGTTCCAGTTTTCTGCCCAGGGCCGGGTCGGCCCGGCGCTCGGTATCGTTCTCCGGTGGCCGGTCCACGAACGACAGCTCGAACGGGATCAGCTTCATCCGCTCCCAGAACGCGAAGTCATCGGCCGGCGCGTGCGGCTTGTGGTTGGTCAACAGGAACAGGGTGTGGGACGGCGGGAACTGGACCTCGTATTTGTCATGCGGGTTCCGGCCGGTGATGGTGTCGTTGCCGGTCAGCCACTTGACCCGGGACGGGGAGATCTTGCACCCGTCGTCGGTCTCGGAGGCAAACGCCATGCGCAGACCCCGAAGCGTCATGATGTCCGGGGTGGGTCCGGAACTCGATGCGATCCGGAACTGATCCAGCAGCATCTCGGACCGGATGGCCCCGGACAGCGGCCCCAGGACCTTGGACAGCATCTCCACGATCAGGGACTTGCCGTTGCGGCCCCGGCCGGTCATCACGATCAGCACGGACTGGTGCACTTCCCCCACCAGGGCATACCCGCACACCCGGCGGAAAAACTCGATCAACGGCCCGTTGCCGTCAAAGATCTGGTCCAGGGTCTGCTCCCACAGCTCACTGTCGGCATCGACCCCCGTTTCCGGCCAGGTCACAGGACTCGCTTTCAACAGCCAATCTTTCTGCCGGCCCGGCTCCAATTCCCCGGTGCGCAGGTTCAACACGCCGTTGGCGCACGGCAGCAGCCATGGCTTTTGATCGATCTCCGTGCCGTCGATGGCCAGGGGATCCGCAGACGTGTGCGCGAACACCACGCAGTTTTTCCGGCGCCGGGACGACCGCAGGGCCGCCACCCGGTCGTTCAGTTTTTTCCGGCGGGCCTCCAGGTGCTTGCTGTCGTCCCCTTTGCCCTGCATCTCCCGGATCGTGCCGGCCAGGCGCTTGGCTTCGTCCTGGTACACCATGGCCACGCCTTCCACCGAAGCCATGGCATGGTCCATCTTATCGATGATCCAGTGATGCCCGGCCCACTGCATCCACCGGTCCATGGATTTGTTGAATACAAAATCGCTGCGGTACAAAGCCTTGAACAGCTCCGCATCCCCCAGCTCGTTTCGCCAGAGGCACTGCATGATAAAATCCGAATCGATCACCGGCGTCGGGCCGCCCGGTCCACCGGATCCGCCGGACCCTGCACCCCCGGGTCCAAAACCCCGGCCGGCAGATCCGGCCCCCGCCCCTTTTTTTTGGGCGTCCATCTGCGCCACCTTGGCCTGGCCGTCGGCGGCCAGCTGCTCCACCTGCGCTTTGATCTGGGCGTCGGTCATTGCCTGATCATCCATGCCGGCCCCGCAGTCGCACATCCGAAAACAATGAAAAAACCGCCACGGCCCCGCCAATCCAAACCAATACCGAAAAACCCACGGCGCCACACGCGGCGGCCAATCCGGCACAAACGACGGAAACCCCCGCAAACAAAGGAAATCCACCTCCGCCCGTTTCCCATTTCCCTCCCGTTTTCAAATTCAAAATCGGAGAAAAAACATGCCTTACCGACC